GCACCAGCTTCTGGTTTATCACCCATCATGGCACCAAAACCTGCCTTGGCTAACTTACCAATACCCTTAACACTACCAATTAATCCTTTCTTTATTTTATCAAAACCCCAACCAGCAAGTATCTGCACAGGCTTGGGGAACATATCTTTAAGAGAACCAATTAGACTATAGGTGCCAAATACACTATCATAAAATTCTGCACCGAAATCTCGTTGTGCTTGTCTTAACTTCTCTTGTTCTTTGGCCTCTTGTTTGTTAAACTTTTTCTGGTCCTTTCTGTCTTTTGCCGCATCACTTGTTCGAGCTATAGCTACCTGTCTTTGCAGCTCAGCTAATTGTGCTGCTCGATCTTCCTGTTTTTGTTCAAACTGAAGTGAGGTATCAGCAGCTTGAGCCTGTTTATCGAGAAGTTTATCTTCCTTCTTGATACGGAGTTGTAATTCTTTGAGTCTCTTATTGGCGTCCTTACCTTCCTTAGACAAATTCCAAGCTCGGTCGGCCTCGATCTTTTGAAGTTTTTCAGTAACTGCCGTAAGACGTTTAACGCTGTCTGCTTCTGATGCCATTTATCTTTTACCTTTAGGTATTGGTGAGCCTGCTTTACCAACATACAGTCCAAAGAATGCTGCACCGGCACCGACTATGGTTGATATAAATGCTGCTTGTGAATTGGTCGGGTCAGCCAATGCCATGAACCAAGTAGTAGACGAATAAAAGGCATAAATGTAGGCCAACATAATGAGTCTAGGTATTACCCTAAATTGATCCATAATACCGGATGTTTTATTGTACCATGTAGGTTCGTCTTGTCCCCGTGCTGGTACAATATCATCAACCGCCAACTCATACTCTTTGGTAGTCTCTACTATTTTTACTTTATCTGTGCCTGCCATTATTATTTCCTAGCCTCCGCTTTATGTCGCTCTTCCTCCTCTTTCAACCATTGAACCAAGAGTGCAGCATATATGGATCTCTCCCAGGGCAACATATTCATCAAGTCCTCATACCCATACTTGTGGTGTTGCATTAACCCAAAGTTCAATTTTATATGATGCTCTAAACTATCGTGAGAAAGAGCTATGCGAAAAAACTATTAAGACCCTCCAATGTTTTCTTGTTCTTTTTCTTGGTGTTTGGATTAATAAACTCTAAATCATAACTCAACTTAGGCATAGTTTCAAAAAACTTTTGCATTTCACCAAATTGTTTAGTATTCAAACTATCAAGAAAATCTGTTAATTCCTTCTTATTAAAATCTGCTCGTTCATGGATAGTTTCACCGTCTATAATACGTTCTACACACTTACCCATTAAATCAAATATTTCCTTTGTATTCTCTGTATCAAATCCTTCAATCATTTCAAATGTCGGGTATGACATTTCAATTTTAATATCGTCAGTTAAATCTATCATATTAGTATGATCTTTCTGAAATTTAACTTTGATATCGTCTAAGGGTATATCAACATCTGCATACGTTTCCTTATCATCATCACAAAGCACCTTTACAGATGCAACCTCACCCACTGATTTGGCTCGTATGTTAAGAAACACATACTCCAAATCAAACATAGGCATCTTATTAACTTTAAGAGTCTTAAACGTACAGTTGTCTACTATCGTTCGGACAGCATTCACCATATGTTTAGTATCTTCTTCTTCCATTGCCATCAATAGAATCTTTTCCTCTTTGACCAAAAATGGTCTGTACTTTAACGGTTCCTTTGTAGAAGGAACTTCCAACTCATAGGTTGGTGTATTAATTACTGGTAAACTCATTATATTATCATTCTCCTAATTATATATTTTAACCAATCTGGCCACTCGATGAATATGCCTGGCCGCGGTCCAGATTGTCAATTTCTGTCCAATATCTAAATGCAAATTCTACATCTAATGTTTGATATGAATCATTACTACCGGCCCCAAAGCTTTGGCCACTTATTGTCTTAGGAAACACTTCATATAATGTTACCCCGTACTGATCTTTTTCTTGAGCATCCAAAGCATAAACCATTATACTAGAACCAGCCGCATATTCTTCATAATAATATGCTTCCCAACTATTTTTATTAACAATCATATCTTGCCAATTCGTAAAAAACTTTCGTTCCGGCATTCCAGGAGTACATATAAAAGTTATGTTTGTGGGCCCGTAACTCATCGCTGTTGCTTGTTCTCTTGGAGGACCGTAACGTAACTCATCAGGACTACTAATAATTGTCTGTCCTGGTATTTCTACTGTTTCGGCAAACAAAGTCATATCCTGATCCATTCCACCCCAAGGAGTATGGATGCTAATTCTATACTTATTTTGTCTCTGATAACTTTCTTTTTTTAATCGAGCAATAAATGCATTAAGTGCCATAGTTAATCTTTTCCCTAGAATCTTTATACACTTTATTAACATGTACCTTTTTACGACTGTTATATTTTCCACTATAAAATCGTTGCACTGGTAGTAAAGCTCCTATTAACATATCATCAAGTGGTATTCGTAAAAACAAAGATTTTACTTGTTTTTTATTATACTGTCTAATCGTAGGTGCCACAAATCTGAAGGCCTTTACTTTATCCCATGTCACCCTAGCAGTCTGTGCAGTCTCATCACCGTATGCAGCAGCAATCCTTTCCAAAAGTTTTACTCTCATAGGGATAGATAGATAATGAAAATTCAAACCAGCGAACCCAGTCTTCAATCTCCTCACAGGTAAAACAATAGGAAAGGTATCATAGTAAGGTATTCTAGTAGGCTCCTTCGGTCTGTAGCTAAATAGATTCAACATACCAAACTGCGGACGAGACTGTGCCATCGCATCAGCCTTACCTTCTCTAATTACTCTGTCACCTTTTAATGTGCCTAACGCTCTTACTCTCGCTTGATACCATTTAAGCGATAGTTCTCTACCTTCAGCAGATTCTTGTATCTCTGTAAATAAACTCATACAAGACTATTTATCTACATTTTCAAAGTTTTTTCTGTCCAAACGTCAAACATCCATTCTCGTTTATCACAATAATCCTTTGCTGCAGCCCACTTTGCACTATTGCGGCCCCATTCTCTTACCTCATATAGATAAGATTTAGTCTTTTTTCTTCCTACTTTTGGTGGTTTAAGAAACTTTGACGGTTTTACTTCAATCACTCTAGTCTCTGTCAATTGACCTTTTTTCACCTTCACTAAAAAGTCCGGATAGTATCTGTGTATTTTATTGTCCCAGGGAGACACATAGGGTATAACAACTTCTTCACTAGACCATTCTATAACATTATCATTACGATCAAAATAGACCATACATTGCCGTTCCCACATTGAGCGGTAAATAATATTTCGTGGGTTGCCTTTATACTTACTTGGGTCAGTAGGAACGAACTTTCCTTTATAAGGTTTGCGCCGTGTATATTTCTTATTATCCATATAAATACTTATACAAGTTAGAGGAATTATATATGGGTGTATCAGAGAGTAGAGTAGCCGATCGAAATATTGCCGGGGGACAAGCTCTTCAACGTCAACAGGACAATGCCGTTGCGAATTCAGCGTCAGTTACTGAAACCGCTAAAGGATCAGGTAAAACTACACAGACCGGAAAGGTTGTCAATCTTAATGTAAAAGTTTTCCCGCCTGATTTGGGAATGACAGGTAAGAATGCTAACTATATGATGTTTGAATCTTTCACGATGCGTGGTGGTGTTGGTTCTAGTACTAGTGATATAAACTTTGAAGGTCCTCATGCATTTATATGTTTGCCTATTCCTAGTGGGATTGGTGCAACATACGAACAAGGTTGGGATCAACAAGAGACAAATCTAGCACAATCTGCTGCTCAAATGGGCGTAGAAGCTGCCATGAGTGGTGGTGGGGCAGTTAGTTCCGCTGTAGGTGAAGTTGGAGCTCAGATGAAAAGTGCAGCCGGTAGTGGTAAGGCGATTATAGGTACTGTGGGTAAAATGATAATGGGAGAAGGAGCGGCACAAAGAGCTTCTGGTAGGGCTACCTTTAGTAATACTTATGTTACATATACAGGTCCTGCATTTAGAGACTTTTCATATAACTTCAGTCTTAAACCTTTAGCCCAATCTGATTCTGATACAATACGGAGTATCGTACAATTTTTTAAAGTCAATTCAGCACCCAGACAGTTAGCGGGAAATCTAATGCGTATATATGAACTGCCTAAATTATTTGGTATTTCTTATCATGGTCGTAATGGTCCTATGAAACATATGAATAACATTGCAAAGTGTGCCTTAACAAATGTTAGTGTTGTTTATGGTGGTGATAGATTTTCAGTATTTTCTGATGATTCTGCACCTGTTCAAGTAGACCTAACACTCCAATTTAAGGAAGTACAACTTCTCGCACAATCTGACATGAAAAAAGGATACTAATTATGTATTTTGAAAATTTTCCCACTATAGCATATGACGTTACTGGTAATAAAATATTTCAAACAGTCTCCGACATATTAACGAGAGTAGTTGCTAGAACTGAAATAAAAACTAGAGATGTATTGTTTACAAAATATCAAATAATGGAAAATGAAACTCCTGAAAGTGTTGCATATGATTATTATGGTAAATCAGAATATCATTGGATAGTATTAATGCTGAATCAATATTATGATCGTTATTATGATTGGCCAATGACTCAACGCAACCTACAGGCTTATGTTATAAATAAATATTCAAATCCTGATGGTATTCATCACTATGAAATATCTCAAAAGTCTGGAAATACCAACACAAAAATTAAAGTAGAGTTGGCCGATGAGCCCGCTGCAACATCTGTAACAAACTATGGTTATGAAATAGAATTAAATGAGGATAGAAAACAGATTAAATTATTAGATGGGACTTATCTTACATCATTTATATCAGAATTTAAATTAGTAGTGCAAAATGGCAATTGATATTATAGAAGGTTTAAAGGCAATAGGTGAAACCAGATCAACAGACGGTAACTCACCACCCCCTGGCTCCTTTAACTTAAAAGAATGTACAATCCAACATGGAGATGATTCGCTCTATGACATTTCTCAATTGGTCATGGAGTTACATTTATTTGAGGACATAGAGCAACTAGGGATCACAGGTTGGTTAAAACTTAAAGATAATATCAATCTTATTCGGAACGCTCTTATCATCGGTGAAGAACTATTGTGGTTAGATTTTGAAACTGCTGGTGCGACTGAAGCAGGATTAAGAAATTGGTCGGTTAGAGGATACCCACTATACATTCATAAAATTGAAGAAATAGTAGCTCCTACAGGTAGACAAGGACAGACTACACAATCTTGGTTAGAATATCGGTTACATTTCTGTTCTACCGAAATGATAACAAATGATAGAATGAGATTATCAAAAACATTTCAAGGAACTATCGGTAGTAATAATTCTGGTGGTGGTGCTGATGGTATCGTTGCTGATATTATGAAAAAAGAAATGAAAATAGACAAACCTATCTACTGTGCAAAAACAACTGGTGTAAAACATTTTGTAACACCCAATATGCACCCATTCGATTTGATCACATTCTTGGCAAACTCTGCACAATCCTGGACCGGAGAAGATGTTAAAGGTCCTCAAGAATCTATGTCTATGAATATGTTTAAAAATCAACACTCGGATATTATTATCTTTGAAACTGCACAGAGATGGTCAAAGGAAGATGGTGGTTGGTTTATGGTGCCATTACAAAGAGAAATGTCTAGTAATGATTTAATCTTTACCCTTAATAATGCTATGACCACTAGTGGTACTTCAGAAGGGCCAGGTCGTGGTGCTGGTCTTACAGGTTATACAGCTGCAATGTTGAGAAGTAAAAGTTTTGAGTTTATTGCTACAGGTGATAAGTGGAAAACAGTTCGAGCCGGATCATGG